TTCTGCGTTTTGTACACGAGTAGCATCAACTAATACAAAGTTATAGTCTGCTCCAGCCCTTTCGTTAGTCGCAGCGCTACCACCTGTATAGTAACTAGAGTAAGCCTTTCCTAAAAGGCCACATGGTCTAAAATGAGAAGGAGCATCATATGAACGAATCTCTCCAAGCGGAGAGCCTATGATAGGTTGGTTAGGGTTCATGATAATGTGATTATCTAAAAAGTGTCCACCGGGATGGTAACCACCATCCATTTGCCAAACCGCACCATGCAAAGTTGTATGCGGTAATGTAGAAGTACCCACTATGGCAGTACTAGAAGGTAAATGACTTCGTATACCTAAATTATTTGCATAAGGGTGAGCGCATTTACTCAATGTTATGTTACTTGCATTTTGTAAGTGAATTCGTCTAGGACCATCGTATGAAGCCGCTTCGCTAAATATATTTCTATTACCTCTATTGTCAGACTGGTCGGACTTAAAGTTAGGGAAGCCTTTAGTTGGTTCCCAGTTCATTAGATAATTATAGCCACTCACATTGTTCTTCTGATAAAACTCAGTTTTAGGTAAATGCGCCGCTTCTGTACTCGTAGCCCCTAATCCAGAAGTAGATTTATCATTATTACCATTTGCTATTTCATTAGGCAAGTGTATGAATCCGCCGCTGGGGTCCCCCGGCTCTCCATCAGGTATACTCGAATCAAAATTAATTGGCACAGCACTATATCGGTTACCAATTGTAATGGTGTTAGACAATTTTTGTTCAGATGCTAAATTAGAATTATGAGGGAAAGATTGGCCCGGACCAAAAATCATGTATGTTGTATGGTCACTTGTATTACTGGCAGGGCTATAGCGAGCGTGCGGGTGAGCAAACCTGATTACTACAGGACTAGGTATAGTGCACTTAACCGTATTAGTTCCGTCTGTATAAACTACACCAGTGTCTTTTGTATTACCGCCCATAGTCATATCAAATGACAATAGTGCATCTTGATTGAAGAAAGGAGGGTGGTTCATACCTTTATGTTGGTCTAAATAAGGAGTTCCGGGGAACATTGCCAAAAGTGCATTTGTATCAATCATAGCATGAGAGCCTGCTAATTCACCTACATTTTGAAGGCCGCATGAGCCCGTAGGTCCAGACGCATAAGGGTGTTCGTAAAATTCACCGTAATCATTCTCAGTACCGTCATTAATATCCATGACAGTGCCTGAAAATCCTCCTCCAAAGAATAGAGGTACCCAATGGTCAGGACTATCTCTTGCTCCTCTAAAGTAAGTTAATGGTGAAGAGCCGATACTACCTGCCCTTCTTACGCCATCTATTTTGCTGGCTTTGTAGGTGGGGCCGCCATTCTTAATTAGTACATCATCTGCAGAAATATTACTATTGGTAAACCCACGAGATACGCCATCAGTTACACTGAATACCAATTTCTTATCCGAATCTGTACCAGAATTATCAGCAGTAACGGTTATGTAATCTTCAGAACCATACCATAATGTATACCGTTCACCCCAAGTACCTCCTCCTGAATTGCTACCCGGAGCACCACATAAGTATACGAAGTTTTGACTAGCCCCACTACTTTTGAGAGTTATTGTTGTACTAGTAGTACTTCCTACCTTTAACATAGGTGAGTCTACTCTTGGTATAATCAAATCACCTGATACATCAATGAAATTTTTACCTAATAAGTTATCTTGCCAAACTGATGTATCTATTGGATTATTTTGAGAATCTATAATCAAAGGAGTAGCAGTATTAGCATTAGTTCCTCTAAACTTAGTAGTAATGTTAAGAATTGTATTTGGTATGTAGCCTACATCGTATATTCTTTTACGCTGATTATTAACAACCATTCCACCTGTAGATTTTGAACCAACTACAGGTTGGGCAGCAGCACCTGCCTGTAATCCGAAATCTTTACTCAACTTAGAAGAAAATAACTTGCTAGGTAGAATAACGCTCTTAGCATCATCGGAAGGTAACTTAAATCTAATTGCTTTCTTATCAACACCCCACTCTCCAAATGTACGACCATCTGGTGCAAACATATCAGTGCAATCGAAGTATGTAGATTCGTCATCTTGAGAGTTACTTTTCAAATTGATAGCGTGATTAAAGGCTGCTGCAATAACTTCGTCAGTCAGTAAACTAGTAAAGTTTATGCGTGGACTCATTATCCAGTCAGAAGCATTCGCAAAGTAACCCTTAACCCCATAAAATATATGAGTGGCATTTTTATTACCTTTGGTTCTACTTGTATAACTTGTAGTAACACCTTGTGCATTATTTCCATTTTTAGAAAATTGAATTAAACCACTTTCAGGGAATCCAAGATAACCTAATATGTCAGTATGGCTTAAAGTACTACTTGAATCATATGGAGCAGCGAGTGCCACAGTGAGTGTTTCTGCAACATTGTCATAAGTCGTAGTTACCTTTAGTCCTACATCTTTGCTCGGATAGTTGTTCCACTTATTACCTCTAAATTCCTTCAAGTTACTTTGTGTAGAAGCAGGGTCCAATCTACCTGTACATTCTCCCTTACCTATCATATGGGCACCTATAGTAAATCCACCTGAACTACAGTCCTTGTCATTAAAGTGAATCATAATTTCCTTTTCTAAGGAACTAGGTAAAGATGTATTTCCGTTAGAAAACTTTTGACCAAATTCCTTATACACCATTCTGATAGTGTGACTTTTTCCTAAATGGTCTACTAGACGCATGCCGTAGATATTACCTTGTCCAACATTAGCCGCTTTAATTTGGTCAATTGGGATGTACCCTGAATGAGTAGAACTTATTGGATTATTTATACTACTGTCGTGGTCAAGAGTAGAGCCATATACTGTATTGAAATTATTATCACCTTTACCTGCCCCTACTCCCCATATACCTGCATCAGGAGCCCATCCGGGTATACCTGCTTGCGTAAATCCACCAAAGTTAACCTTGGCCTTAGCCTGAGTACCAACTCTAAGTCCCTTAACTAGTGTATTATTGGGTAGTTTTGTTTCTAAAGATTCACTAGAGGCACTATTGTAACTTCTACCAGTCACTAATTCTGCATTAGCAGTAACATTAGCCCCACCAGAATTAATGTCATCATCTCCAAATTGATTAGCGTTTATTGCTACATTAGTTGGAATTTCTGGTGGTAAGTATTCTTGAAGGGTAGTAATTGGTGCGAAGGGTCTTCCAAATCTGTTTATAGGCATAGGTGCAGGATGCATATTCTCTCCACTCATCTCGTCAGGTTGGCAGAAATAATTTCTAAATCTACCACCATGCCCTATCAAAAATTGAGGTTGATATGCACTTTGTGCTCTACTTGCATCTAACCAAACACAAAAGTTTCTACCTTGTGCGCCGGGAACAGTAGAATGTATAACTATACTAAACCCTTCTTTACCATTATCGTCAACTACAACTCTACCTAAATGAGCACGCATGTAACCCATATGAGTACCACGGTCATGGCTAGAGAAAGCCAGTGAATTTGCCCAGAATGGAGAAGGGTCATGTGTAGAACCAGTAGTAGCAAAGTCGGCGTGTATGTGAGTAGCACTTGGGTCAGTTTCTGAACTAAATCCTCCACCTTTAGGACCCGGAGAATCTAAATCAAATCTTTGACTTTCACCTAAATATTGGTCAACGGGCCTTCTAGCGTGTGTCCTTCCATTTTTAGCACCCGCTTGGTTAATTAATCTAACAACTTCTCTTGCCGCAGATTCTATGTTAGTCTTACCAATGGCTACCGCTACTTCACCTAAGTCTACAGTAAGCCTTCTGGTAAAGTCCATTTTAGTCCAGTGCTGTAATTGAGAAATTATCTTATACTGGTCTAAGTTTTCATTTGTTAAGTTATTAGAATTAGACCTTATACCCTTTAGTGCTAAGAATGCAGGTATGGCTCTAGTTCCGTCAGGAGTATCGAACATAGTAGATTGTTCAACTGGAAGATTACCGACTTCATAGCCGGCTACTGTAGGTTCTGTTGGTCTTTCTACTTGGTTTCTGTTGAAAAATTCATGAGTTACTCTGTTATTAGTTCTTGGTAAACCTTCTCCTCTAACAGCATTTCCTACATTAGGTGTATGTAGTGTATCAGCGCCAGATAAATTATTATTCCAGTCAGAATTATGAGAATATGCCCCCTCTACGAAATTAGACTTGGAATCTGCATTCATATAAGCATCTTGTGAAGGGAAGCCTGCAGGTACATCTATCCGACTACTTGTTGCTAGATTGCTGTTGACTATTGTACCGTCAAGAGGGGCGTGCTTTTGACCAATGAATGTAGCATCTGGACTACTTTGTACTTGCATCCATAGGTCTTGGAATGCTATGAATTCTCTATCGTTATTAATATCGTAAAGTAGAACTCTAGTAAATTTTTCAGAAGCCTGATAAGGGTCAACAAACGCAACTATATTTTCAAGAAGAGTCTTTGCTCCTAAATTAGCAGCAGTTCTATTTAGTTTGATAGTTTCATTTACATGCTGAACAAAGTTTTGAGCAGTCTCTATACAAGTGTCACCTATTAAGAAATTCTCCATAGGTGCATATGAACTACTCCTAGGGCTATTGCCTATTATAGTATTGTTATTTGTAGCCTTACCTCCATTGAATCGTGACAATACTTGTCCTTCGTTGAGCACTCCTCTACTTTTACAAAACATACCTTCGATAGCATGTGGGTTAGTATAATGCATGTTCATCCATACAGTATCACCATGTCTTAGTCCACCCGGAGCATAAGGGTTAGCCCAAGTTTTGTTGATGAATATTTCATTGTCATGATTAGGTAATATTCTAGGTTCATTTGTATTTACCGCTGCAGGTCTGTGTAAGTCAATTAGTGTAACTTTATCTCCCGGTGCTGGATTGAATGAGGTATTCGCAACACCTGCAAGTGTCTCTTTGTGAACAGTTCCAATTGAGTTACCAGAGCCCGTGCTTGTTCCCCTAGAGGCATAATGTACACAGTAAGATGCACCACTAGCATCTGTCCACATTAGCCTGTAATAGTAACCCTGACTAAAATAGATATTATGTTCAGTAGGGAAATCAGAAGCATCCTCGAATGTAATAGTGTTACCAACATAACTCTTAACTGTCCCTACTGCTCTTTTACTCTTTATTCGCTTCAAGTGAGGATTTGTTCTTGGCCCGGCTCTAAATTCTACTGCACTGACATATTGCCTAAGTCCATAGTCTACATTGCCACCTTGAGTCTGTACATTAGACCTATCGTAGTAGAAAGAGCGCCTTCCTTCGAATCCAGTAGAATCGTAGTAAGGGTTATCTGAAATTGCATCTATACTTAAATCAGGGTATCCCGTACCTACTTGAAGAAGAGTCTGGGGCTTTGCATCACGCAGGAAATTTTCTGACATATAGAAAGAAGGCGCCTGAGAACTGTTACCTGCTAAAGTTAGATAGTGCCCACCTACTGTAGAAGTGTTTACTGCACTATACATTGCCCACTCCCCATTGGGTAAGAATACCCTTCTAAATCTTACACTACCATTTATACCGGCTACTCTATTACTAGAAGCAGTATTATAGTCACTAGGTATAGGGAATTTATTTCCATCATCAACATATATTCTACCATTGGTGTTGTCTACCATTTTAGTTATTCTTGCTCCAGCAGTATATACATCATTGGCTAAAATTGAATCTTGGAAGTGGCTTCTGGCTTCCGTGTCTACTGGACTTCTTGCGTCGAATCTCCTACCGACTGGGTTAGGGTTCCAAGTGTGAGCCGTATGTGTAGCATCTAAGTGTAGTTTCATGGTATTGTCTGGTCCGGGGAATATACCTTCTTCTTCATTTTCAAAGAAAAAGTCTCTAAACAGCGGTATCTCGACCATTGCCCTTGTTGAGGAATATTGAGTGCTTAATTGATAATCGTGCTGTACATTTTCCATAGATTGGAAAAGCCTATCATTAATGGTAGTACCATCATTGCACATAGATTCTTCAGAAAATAAGTTATCCACATAGAGTAAATCACCCGCTTGTATCGTAGAGCGCCATTGTGAAAATGTAAGCCCTAAGTTATCTCCTTCTTTTAGAGAATACTTATTGCCACTATTACTGTCTACATTAGGATTAAAAATAAATCTGTCTCCCTGCTTATTGTCGTACTCAGCACTGGCCCCTGATTCAGTATATATTCTGCCAGAAGATGGGAAACAATATGTACCCCAAGACGCTAAATCTTCAGCCTTATTATTAAGAGGGGCTACTTGGATATAATGCATCTCAGTAGACCCTAATGTAGCATGGGCTACACCAGTACTAGTCGCAACTACCTTTACTGCACAGTCTCTTCTTGTATTCCAAGATAATCTAGCAAGAGGGCTAGGGTCCCAAGTCTCTTTGGTATTTACCGCACCTTGTCCAATGCCACCTAATGTTACAGTTACCACAGGAGCGCCCGGCATCATCTCCTTTACAATTTGAGAATCAGCGGCACCTGCACCTTTTACATTAACACCAGATGAGGCTATGTCACTGACTAGACCGTGAGCGACCATTTCAAATTTATTTTCAGCGTTTAATTCGAATGATAGAACTCTTGCTTTAGAATTCATATATTCTATAGAAAGGGTACTAGGGTTACTACCGTCAGTTTTTAATTTAGATAATTGACTAAACTTTCTCCTATCTGTGGGCTGAACAGTTAGTCTAGTTTTATTCCTAATACTCTTGTGTTCAATTATATCAAATAGTTCATTTACGGCAGTAGACTGATTAGTTGTACCCATTCCTGAAATTTGAGGGGCTGGGTATAGTTCTTCATTATCAACAACCCTTACTGATGTCCCTGCGCCGAATGTAACGCTGGTCTGTGCAACTGCAGTTACTGTACCTACAATTTGACTGCTCGCATTGTATACATCATTACCTACCTCAAAATAATCTCTAGCGTCGTTGCCATCAACTGCCATAACCACACTACTTCCAGAAGTACCGTATCCTCCGGCATCATCAGGACTGTTGGTAGATTGATTGACTATCACTCCACTTTTATTTCTATAACCGTTAGTAGGTCTACGACGAGTGGTGTTACCCATCTCTTCAAATTCACCAGTGCTTTCTGTCTTTTGCCTTACCATTACCTTGTGTAGACTAGACTGCTTAGTTGTAATTTCATCTTGTGATACCGCTATACCCTTAGGATTACTTTGCGGGGGGTCTGTGCTCTTGAGAGGTAAGTAGTTTTCTGGACACATGGATGTATCAACTACATCTTCTAAAACTAAACCTTCAGAGGCCTCTCCCTCTAATTCTCCATCATTGAATGGGAAAAGGTCAGCACTTTCAAACTCAATTATTCCACCCGGAGAAATTAATTCTAATGGATGAATAGCAAGTACCTCTTGAATAAGGTCAACTATACGATAATTAGTGCTATCATCTAATACCGTATTTACTGCTGGTAATGTCTTCTCAACTAATATTTTAGGGGTATCTACAATGTGTCTCACTATAGCACCTTTGGCACTTATTGATTGGAAAGAACTGTCAGTAGCAGAAGAAAAAGTGAGTGTCTTGTTGGCCTTGTTTATAGTAGCAGTAACACCTGCTGTAGTAGAAGCAGCAACAATCTCTCCTCCATGTGGTTTTCTTATGAATATATTACTTGCTTGTAAAATAGCACCATCTACTCCAAATGACTTTATGCTTTCTAAAGTCAATACTGTGGATGTAGATGTTTTAGAAATTCTGGAAGTAGCCTTTGTGGTGTATAGGTCTCCCTTTTTATCTACCGCATTGTAATGTATTTGAACAAACGGAGCATAATTGTATGTAGACAACTCATCTAATCTAAGTATAGCGACTCTACTTTCTTCTGATGGTTTAAATCCTCTTATGTTATCATTAGAATTACCATGCAATGGCTTTAGTGCAAATAAATCAGTATTAAGTAAACGGCCACCTAAAGCCAATATGTCACGCTGATTATCATCTATATCAGCCATTCCATTTTCTACAATATACTGCACTGTACTTTTATTTTGAAATGCTGTTAATTGAACAAAGGGTTGAGTGTCGTAAGAAGTTACTATTGAATTGGGAGGTGCTATATTTCTTATGTCAGCATATGTTGCTGGGAACTTAGCCGTTACTACATCAGCGGTTACATCAAGTTTCTTTTCAACTTGGTGTTCACTAGCAGGTGGTAGTAAGCCCATGAAAGGATTACTTTTGACATGATTTAGTATGTGTCGACCACTGTGTCCTGTTAAGTAACTAATTTCAAATTTATTAAGTACCTTAGCGGGGTTGTCACTTGTTGCAGAAAATGCGTTGAATGTATTTGAATCAATAGCCATAGACATAGAGAATGCAATACCGTGGTTATCAAAACTACTTTCGTCGATGCAAACTTGACTTTGCCTTTGTGAAAACTGAGTACCTGCTCCCTGAGGTTGGAACTCGTTATTTATTCCTTCGTCAACTATACAGTCTCCAGTAATTAATACTGCTTCAGTCCCTATAGGGTGGGCCATCAATAACCCCCTTGTTCCACTCACATGAGTTTTCCAATCAAGGTGTATAGATTGTACAACTACTGTACCTGCACCAATATTCACACTCAATACTCTAACTCTTTCTGAACCTAAGTTGTTAGGCTTTCCTGTCAAAGGATTATATCCTCTAGGGTTAAGTAATAAGTTGACAGGTACTTTTGGAACTGCAATGTTACTAAATGCCGTTGAAGTATATTTCTTAACTGTATAATCTCCAGCACTATAAGGTGCAGCATTAAGCACATAGAGTGAAGGAACTACGGCATCTATACCTAATATATGTCGCATTATGGCTTCACAGTTTGCTTTACCTATTGTTATAGTAGAGGTTCCGCTAGACTTTTCAGTTGCTGCAGCGGTTAAAGACATCACCGTTGGCATTGGACTGATTGGCTCTTCGAATCTCCATAGACCTAAAGTCTGGTCACTCTTTACAGGACCATACTGCTTATGACCAGTTCCACTAGAGCCTCTTGACCAATGTACTGCTTCTATTGTGCCTCTAAACTCTCCACCCTTACCGCCAATATACATGTGGTTTTGTTGAGGCATTAGTTCAAGGTCTTCGTCAAAGTTTTTACGAGCAACTAAATCTCCGTTAATGAACATAGACAAATACTTTCTATTGAAAGAAACAGTCAAGTTAATTAGTTCTCTATGACCCTCATTAAACGCCGTAATGTCATTCTTAGACAAATTAACAGCACTATATGAATCGTGCAAGGGTTCTGCTACTGAAGGTAGAAGTATGCCATCCCAATAGCCTATTTCTCCATTAGGCTTAGTCACTACTTTAGCAGATGATATTGAAAATATACTACTTCTGCCAGAAGCAGGATTCATTAATCGCACTTCAAATGTAGCCGGACCCGGAGCACTAGGTGTACCTGCTACCAATCTCATTACATTATCTTGCTCAAATATAACTCCACCACAGTCAGGAGTAAACCAAGTTTCTATGGTAAATGAACTCAAAGAAGTAGGTAACCTCTTTCTATCAGCGGCTTGAACGCCGTGGAAAGAATTGTTAGATACAGGTATCAATATGCTATCGCTAATACCATTGAATTTGTAGGCAAATCCGGTATCTGTAATCAAACTCATATCATACACCTATAATGAAATCAGTCGCCAGCAGTTCTAAGTTGAAGGCGTAATAGTTGTTCCCAGCATCATATCGCACATGAAGTTTGTTAGGAATAACATTCATTCCGTTGATATTACCGTGACTTTCAGTAGTTAATGTAGTCCATATAGTATCTGCAGTATTAACTAAAAAGTTCATAATTGTACCAATTGGACCATTACCAAAGTCGCCAATTGTATCCAATAGTGTCTTCTTAGCAGGGGGAGATTGTCCCCCAACCATTTGTGAGTTATACTCCATAGTAGTCATAGGTGCACTTGCTACCAACTCATTACCAGTTGAAACTTTACTATCCGGGTCTACTTGACCAAATGTAGTAAAGAAATTACGAGTTGTTCCGTTTATGTTAGGACTAGTCACCAGACTATTGTAGGGTATCTGTATACCTCTAATCAAATCTATATTTTTAGAAGCATTAGATACCATCGCCATCAAATTTTGAACTTTATCTCCTGCTGACATAGGTCCTCCGTGCATAGTGTAGTTTGTAGTCTGTACAACCTCCATGTATGAAACTAAGCCTCTAGTCAAAGGGTTAGGCATTGCTATTTCTGTACTTGGAGTATAGACTTGTTTAAGTAAAAGTACACCTCTAACCGCTTCATATTGTAAGAAATTATTAACATATGCTGCTGTCATTTCAAAAAAGGGGCTCGCAAATATCATTTGTGGATGAAAACTAGAGGTCCCGACTGGATTTAGGTGAGAAGGAGCATGTACATTGGCGGGTACCTTTAGTAGCATTTTACTATTGTTTCTAAAAATAGTTGGGTGGGAAAATAGATTCAAAGAGTCTACTATCTTTTGTGCTAAGGCTTGTGCTGGATTGTCTTCATCTGTCAACCCTTTTATCGGAATAGAAACCTCAGCATCTCCATTATCATAATTTGCATCTCCCGGATTACCAATAACCGAGCCTACTTTCCTTACTCTCGTTGCATCTACACTTATGTTAGTAGTTCCATCGAATGTTAATCTTATACCTTGTATGCCTGCGTTTGTTATCATATCTTCATCTTCTTGTATAGAATGTCCAGCATAACTTCTGAGAGGGTTTTCTAACCAAGCAGAAGGGAACAATTTAATTGCTTCTCCATCAAGTAACTCTTCTATAGGTGCAATTCCATTCAAAAACAATTTGTCCCCCTCCCTGATACCTACAGGTATTGCAGTATTGAGTACAATGGTGCATTTTTGCGTGTTTCTAGTTCTTTCGATGCTTGTAACATAACCTAAATCATTATTTCTTTCATCGAACAATTTAACTTGCTTAAATAATTTAGTAAAATTAGCGATAAGTGGCGTTGCTATATTAGTTGTAAATGTAACAGTTTCATTAGCATCGTCGGTACTAGCAACTGTGCCTATAAGAGTACCATCTTCTTTTACTATTCTATCACCTACTTTAAAGACAAATGACGGTCTTAGTATACTATTATTAGTAAGACCTACTCCATTAAGGGAGTGAACAGCATCTACTTTAATCACACTTGTAGAAGCCGAAGAATAACTAAGGGCTGCCCTAGTACCCGTAAATGACCAACCATCAACTTTAGCATTTGTAGTTAGTATAGGGTCTTCTGCTTGGTCCATAAATTCAACCATATCTGCAGTAATTACATTAGTACCTGCATTCCTTGTAATATTAACGATAAATTGACCCTGTATAGCAACTGCTAAGTCTGGGGCAACATTGTAAGTTGTTTCCATATAATCACCTTGACTTCCATCTGCAGCACACATATAATGGTCAGTACCTACTGTACCTAATGTAGGAACATGCGCTATGTCAAATTCACCTTTATCACTAGGTATAATTGAATTAAAGTTGATAGCGGTCACTAAGTCAGACCTTTGTTCTACAGGATTAGTTCCACCTGTCATCGTATCTCCATTTATTTGAAAATCATCATCGTAAAGTATGCCTTGTAAATCTATTTTTATTTCAGGAGTATTCAAATCTATACCAATCCTACCAGCCATCAAATCAGGGGTAGGGAATTGTTGCACATTTCTACCTATGTTGACATCAATACTAGTAGTAAAAAGGTCCATCTTACCTCTTCCGTCTCCTAAAACTAAACGCACTGGTATCGCCATCTTTTCACTTCACAATATAATATCTGCTGCTACAAACTTTAAACTAAACTCATAGGCTTTCATTTCTGCATCTCTGTGTACATTGAAATCTGAAACCATACCTTTGATACCGTTTCTTAAATGACCTTCGTCAATGCTTGAGAAAGGTCTACTAGCGTGTACCGAATTGGCACTTGCGTATTTATCTGATACTGTGTCTGCTGTAGTTAAGAAATGATTTCTTTGTGCAATGTCAGTATCAAAGTTCGATTTACCACGGGTAGAAAATGTACTATAAGGTATCTGTAGCCCTTCAATATAATCTCCCCTAGATTCTGAATTACCACTATAGAAAACTGCCTGTATCGCCCCTGCTCCAAAGTTATGTATGTCTTCTATGAAACTGGCGGTTTCACGATTAGTACCAAAGTTATTCGAGTTAGATAATATACCGATTAAGTCTTGAGCCTTGTCTCCACCACTCTTAACTTTCTTACCACTTTTACCTCCAGTAAAGCCTTCTATAGAAAACCCAAACTTGGCCTCAGGTATATCTGTCAATATTACATTTTCCAACTTACCTAATGAAGAGGCATACTTTTGAGTTATTGTCAAATAAGTTTGATGACCCTGTTCTCCTGTACCTATAGTAACATCAAAAACATCAGAAATTTTATTACCAAGAGAATCATTGACATAATTTCTACCAAAGTTGATAAATACACTAGTCATTACATTTTTCAACAAAAATGCAATATATTCATCTGTCCTAGTTATAGTATTACCAGCCCTTTCAGTAGCGTTATCCTCATGCTTTTTAGTAAAGTCTGGACCTACTGCTTTGTCAGAAAGTGCAAGTTTCTTAAGTGTGTCAGCATTCTTAATAGGGACTACAATTACTGGTTTCCAAGGGGTACTTTTTTCAATTGTTTCGTCTCCTACAAGTGATAGTTTATCTCCTACTTGTGGCGGGTCACTAGATTGATTCAAAGTTAAGATAACTTCATCTGCATTATTAACTGCAGTAATTGTCCCGATGACTGGATTAGAGTTACCTCCTCTGACTTTATTCGAATTACCAAATGGGTAAAGAAATTTAACTTGTATTGGAGCAGTACTTTCTGTAACTTCAAACCAAGATTGAGCGTTATTAGGTACACTGTCATCGCCGTATTCAGGACTCCATTCATCTAGTGTATATGTGCTACCACTTATTCCACCATCTGCTATTTTTAATCCAGTCGGTCTAGCAGTAGAATTTGAGAACCCATAAGGTTCTTTCCTAGAACCTACTCTGTCTTTACTAAATACAAACTTTATCATCTTATTATCTCTACTGTATCCAGCAGAATAAGTATGATTTTCAGGTAAACCTATGTTGTATTTTCTGCTAAGGTAACCTTCTACCAACTCTCTATCTTCTTCATTTAAAGCAGAATTGTAAACAAGTATTTCATATATGTTAGCATGAGCATAACTGGTACCATCGTAACCAATCCTAAATGAACCTTGATTACTTTGGTCTAATGGAGTATATGTTAAACTAGAGCCCTCTCCTTGAAGGTCCCCATTGACAAATAAACTAAGTTGGTCTGCTACAGTACCTGCATCTGCAGTATCTGCAAATGTTGCAGAAATAATTTTTGGTATTAGAGAAGGAATACTACCAGCATCTGAATCAAGTGTAGTATTATGATGTATGAATTGTGCCCTGTCACTTGAGTTATTTATCCTAACACCATATCCATTGTTGCCGTTTCTTGAATCAATTATAGGTACATTAGTTCCAGATTTTGCACTGGCTACTATAAATACTGTCATTTGCTCAGGGTTTAAAAATGGACTATTAGATGAATCCCAAGCATACTCCAATACTTTATTCCCAACAAACATAACATGAGGTTGACCATTTGCCCCATAGAGTCGTAAAAATGGCTTATTAGCACCATTACTTTGAATTGGACTTCTACCGTTTCCACTAGAGTCCTGCCAAGATGATATAGCAGAGCCGCTACTGGTAGTAATAGCATCTGCCTTTAACCACATCTGTAAGTTGTTAGTAACAGGATTGTCTAACTTAGCATCTTTTTCTGCCCAATATGATACTGGTAGACTAATGTGCTTATTGTGCCAGTGCTCTAGTATTCTATTACCTAAGTCTCTAGGAGATATTGGACTAGGGCTTCCACCTAGACCGCCTCCAGTATGCCCGCCACCTAAACCACCAGTACCGCCCAATCCACCAAAGTTACCAGTACCACCTACAATAAAGCCACCTGCAACAGGTTTACCTGTAGAAAATGATGACATAACTGGACTGCCTTGTGTTCCTCCACCACCTATAGGCTTGCTATTAGAAACTAGTGCCTGTGGCTGGTCAAAGTCAATCTTGGCTACTGCTTGTGCTGTTTCTTCTTGACCTTCATCATCAGCCAATATTCCTTGTATTTCGAACATGACTATTGCTTGGTTAAAGTCTGTACTTATTTTTCTAGCATCAAAGAGAGGTATACCAAAGTTGCTCTGCATTCTCTCTACAACTATATCTATACTAGTAGCGTCAAGAGAAATAGTATCCCCGTTCTCCTTTACTAGGCGAACAGGTAATCTCTCTCCAGCGTCTATCAAACTTAGCCACTCCTGTTAAATCCACTCTGTGTAAAAGAGCCGCCTAATTTTGACCTAACTTCTTTAGTCACCATTTCGCTAATCTGCTTTGCTAGTGCACGCTTATCACTTCTGTCAGTCACTCCACTTACATCTATACGCAGATTAACTGTTACATTAGCAGGCTCTTGATTAGCATTAGTAAAACCAGCAGGTTCTGTGGCTCTCGAAAGAGGTGCGCCGGTTGATTTAGGATTTAGCGTCTTTTCTAAACCAGTCTGAACTTCTTTAATCGATTCTTCCATTTGCTTGAACGGCTCAGAGCCAGTCATTTGTCTAAGAGATTCCCTTAAATCTGTAGAATGATTCTTTGTCATTGCCATAGAATTGGTGAACTTATCCATTTGTTGCTGAAGGCTCTTCATGCTCTGATTAGATTCCTCAGCATATTGCTTAAATTTCTCCATTGCCTCTACGGACTTAGGCTCTATATTTCCTTCTACCATTATTTCTTCACCCCGTTATTGCTTCAAGTATGTTAAATTTAGAATCCTGCTTGAATAACATTGTATATCCACAATCATTACAACTAATTGAATTATATTTCTTATTTGAATAATTGAATAAACGACTCCATTTTCCTTGCATAATTACAACATCATGTTTCATATCCTGACTATTACAGACCAAGCACACCATGTTATTCATTTTATTCACTCCAAGGGGGGCACTACATCGTATCCAAGATAAACTGCACCTTCCGGCACCTGCTCTTGTCCTTGCATAGCCTGTGCCCAATAAAGTAACTGCTTAGCATCTTCCATTTCCATATCTCTTACTTCCTTTAAACTAATATTATAATGTGTCATCAACAGATACTCCATTCCTTCTGTCTGGTAGCGAAGTCGGTCATTTACTGGCCTCCCTTGGATGAAGTGTCGGATGCTGCCGACTTCGCTTCCCGAAAAACTAACCAGTCCATTACTTGACTAGGTTCTGGTAAAAGTGTAGTTAATTTGGCACCGTCTTCCGGTGACAAATTGTTTATGTCTAATTCTATAGAACGACCATCTGGGTCTGTATAACTGAGCCAATTAGCAAAAGCATATCGCCAGTACTCAGAAAAATCTAAGGTACCATGCATCATCAAAGGTGCAACAGATTGAATATTATAAAATGTCAATCTACGCTTATTGATTTCTACTGGTTTACCATTTATCGTAATCTTACTCTTCTTCTCCTGCGACATACTTACTCACTTTTTCTTCATTTGATACAGCCGCTTCTGCGGGGGCATCTTCCAGTTCGAGGTGTGCGAATGGGTTATCACTGGCTTTACCTGCTTCTGGGTCGAAAAGGTTGTCTCCTCCCTCTTCTTCTTCGTCTAAAATTTCTTGCTCAACCTCAACGGGTTTAGCAAATGGATTAAGAAAAACTCTACCTTTCATTGCCATAATTATTCCTCAACAGTGATAGAGCATGTCCATGCTTGTAACTTTCAAATTCTGCGGTATAAGTTTAATCTTAGTATGCAGAAGACCTTTGTCATCAGGCATTGGTATGGGGCACTCAGTGATATAGTAATCGTCTAAAATTACATTCATTTCAGGAGTGGTATAATTAGTAACCCCACTAGCAGTAAATATAGGCTTGGTAAACTTAAGGTGTATGTAGCCAGAAGTATTACCTACTGTACCACCCTTAAGCACATGCGTTCTTAATTGATGATATAGATTAGCATTACTCAATACTAAGTCTATTTCCATCTCAAACTCTTCACGCCCCTCACGAATAATAGAAGCATTACGGGTGCCTCCGTAAGGAACTTGTTTCAAACTTATACCAGTAGTCCCGTCTCTTGATTCTGCAACAGGGTTACCTTGTATAGTGTGGAATAACTCTACTCCAGTTTTACCTCTTAATTCAAAAGCACTTACTAATCCCAAAGACTCTCCAAATGCTTTCAGTTCTCCATTGTAAAACATGAATGGCTTTTCACTATTGATACCTATGCCGGAAGCCTTCCTTGCCTTAGCCGTATCATTTTGATTAGCGCCTACTGCAGTATTTTGAAACATTCTGTGAGCAGTATACCTGTCACCTTTGTTAGCGCTTTCAAGCCTACCTGTATCAGTATAGCAAGATAGAGCATCAAATACACACCTATACTTCAACTCTGCATCGACTGTAGATGACAGTTCCCACTCTACTACTTTGCATCCTCTAAATACACGAGTCAGTTGTTGAGAATCAGTAGAACTACCTACAGTAGAAGTAGGAGTTTCACCACTTGCATTTGCAGAGCCGACATCTCTATTCCTAACGCTGTGCTCAATACAGAATGAAGGTAGAGTGTCTCCTGAAAATAAAAGCCTATGTACTGGATTTCTAATGTCTTTATTATCATTCATATCTGGACTACCTATAAAAGATTGATGATATTCTCTTAACTCCAAAGTATCACTTGTAGTATGTGTAAATTCAAGAGGCCCGTCTAAGAATACCCTTTTGATATACTTGAAATTATTGCCACTACCATCTGTCTCAAAGCCAGAAGTCAATGTCAAAATATCTTCTATCGCTACTATTCTTCTACATTCACTACTCTCTGCCCATTCAAAGTGCTGATTATCAGAAGTAGCAGTATTAGTCTGACTAGTCTCATGAGGCCAAAAGTAAGTGTCTACAGTACCTACTGTCCCTAATTGCGGAGTTTTGTAAGTAGTCAAAGGAACTTTCGTAATGTCTACAATAAGTAAGTAATCACCTACTCCGGCATCGGCGGAGCCAAACTTAACATGCGTAGCGTCAGAACTCGCTACATCTATGTAAGAAGCGCCCGGATTAGTATTGGAATATATCCTAGGCCTAGGAGTAGTACCGTGTGTTCTATCCCCACACTTGTAAGCACTGACGACTTCCCTGCCTAAACTGTAGTAAAGCCATCTAGGGTCATGCATAGGTAGTTCAATTGACCCGCCCATGTGATGTACCTTTCCGGTCTGCTGGACTGCAGTCTGTCTACCTAAACCTACAACATGGTATCGATGTAAATCTACAGTCGTGTCTGGTAAAGTCATAAATGAAGCAAGTCCTACAAATTGGTCAATTAGACTGACTTCTTTAGATGCGTTTGCATTAGTGTTCATAACAAAGCCGGGAGCATGTAAAGCAGGCATACCTAAAGCATGTATGACTATTGTATCATAAGTAGCACTGGATAAAGTACCTGTATTATCAAGAGCAGGTACTATTTTTATTTTAGTAGCACTACTTTCGAGAGTATGGTCTACTATTGTATATACTGTTTTATTATTACCAGAATAATAGAATTGTGAAAAGTTACCGTTACCTACAGCAGGTCCAGAAGGACTAGCATGAAAAGTCATCTTCTGACCAATCAACATACCTAAAGGTACTTTCAATACATTATTGTAAAATATACTTGTATCAGCAGTACCGCTGTTAGCAAAAGTAATCTCAGTATAATCTGTAGTGCCTCCGGCCCCTACAGTTTTGGCAGCCGACCAAGTAGCAGGTATACCGTGTTGCAAAGATAGTCCGGCTTCGTGACCCATAGTCACTTCCGAGACATCACCTTTGTAATGTTGGCCAAACCCACTCATGGTATCAACTCCGCTAGGACTACCACTTCTACTTGAAATGTATGTCTGTACAACTTCTTAGTTCGGTCACTTAAGTCAGTTCGAGTTTTCAACACCATACGGTCAAAGTTGATTCCATCTCCTTTTCGACTATTGTGTATTACTCTTCTCATTTCGTTTTCCATTTTACGCAATCGAGAGCGACCCTTAGTAGTTCTCATGTCTACAGTAATGTTAGTTCGAGTAGTAACGAAGTTATAGAGTAAGTCAGGAGATTCTTCATTCAGTGCAGTTTCGTAACATAGTATGTAGTCACTCCTCTGCAAATCTAATCTCTTACCTCTTTCTGGACCTTCGTCAGCAATATCAAGAATTATTGGCCTGACATTATCTGTATTTGCTCTATTCCAAGAGCCTGTGGATGTAGATGAATAATTTTCTTTTAGTACATCTATTACTAAATCTAATGGCTCTTTCCATGTGGCTGTCAAGCAAACACCACCATTTCCTTATACCGACTTAGTATATCTTCTGCTTCTTTTCTATACAGTTGAATTTTAGCACCCAAGTCTACATTTTGTGTACCTTCAGGAATGAGCACTGAACGGTCATCTGACATTAGTAAGTCAGCCGCTACCATTTTAGTGGCAGCCTCTTCTATAGCCTTTTCAAGATACCTTTCTCCGTATATATAAGATACCTTAACAGCATTCCATTCGAAGAATGGATAAGAATTGTTGAAGTAAATAATGCCCATTTCGTGGTCCATCCACCAGTCTCCTAGTCTAGCCTGAGAGCCTACACCGGGAGTATTGACTACAGTCTCTACACCATTGTCAACTACTACTGTAGTTGAATCAGAAAAATCACCTAAATCATTCTTTAATGTAAGTTGCTCATATGTAAGTATAAGATTTTGTGAAGCATCGTGAACAACGGGGAATGTTATATCTGAAAAGTTTATTTCAGAAGAGTTCCAGTTTTTAACACAGTAAACACGATTACCAATTGTTATTACTCCCGGAACCAAACTACTAGATGTGGCTCCTCCTACAAGTTCTAGTCCTGTAGAGTCTGTGATAAATAAACTCTGATTATTAGTCACAGCAGTAACAGTGGCAGTAAATCCTGTACCAGTCCCTGTAGGGTGGTCAAATTCTATAACATCTCCTACTAGGAAGGCTCCGGTATTAGAAGTAGGTATGTCTATTGCAGTTATAGCATTGACTACGCCGCCGCCACCTACAGTAAAAGTTACTCTTACTCCTTTACCACTGTTTGTCAATGTAAGTAGGACAGGGTCTTCTGATGAGCCGTTATTTACTACTCTACTACCTCCAGTATCATTTAATGTACCTGCACTATATCCGCTACCACCTGTAGTGATAGATAGAGATGCTATTGAGCCGCCAAATCTAGCGTGTCCTTTATTTTTAACAACATCACTAATAGAGCCAAAGTTGGAAGGATATACAGCAACGGTATTTCTCTCTCCACCTTTTGTTTGACGCATACTTGTAATTTTCAATACACCATTTCCATAATCAGCATTAGCGACTGCCATGATTTCATCCTTTAGTGTTATATTAGAAGTTGAGCCGGGTAAAGTAAACCTAGGTTCAAATGTAACTGCACCTTTACCTGCTCTGTCTTCTTCATTAATCGTATCTGCAAAGTCTTGGTGCATATGTACTTTATCTTGAAAATTATTGGATATTGAAGTATTGTCATTCAAGCCACTGTCAAATATCGTAACTTTAAATTTAGAGTCTCCGCTACCGTTTGGTATAGTAAGAGTATCTCCATTAAGATAACCAGTACCTTTGTTGACAATAGTTACAGAATGGTTTGCGCCATTGGCTACAGTTGTATTAATAGTCATACCTGTGCCACTACCGCCAGTTGGAGTTACTCCACTTTGATTAGAATACCCTGAGCCGGGAAAAGTTACAAAGGCAAATGTAGAAGCATATACTGGGTTATCCTGCTTAACAGCAACTGTAGCACTAGTACCGTTAGGTAGTCCAAATAAGAAAAATGGCTGTCTGAATTTTTTAGACACATTGTCTTCTTCAATCTTCAAAGTACAACCTGCACCAGCAAGTTCTCTGTAAGTATTACCTTGCCATATTTCCAGTTTCAAGATTTGCTGAACATTTCTAAATTGAAGTGGAGTTGTACCTACATAGTCAGTATAGTATCTGCGTCTATAAGGTTTGTATGTATCAAAATTGATGTATTCTGCATTAACCAGATAAGGTCTCCAAGCGTTATGTGTGACATTGTCAATCTTGTCTTGGACTTCTAATATACGAGCCTCTACTGTGCTACGCTTCATACCACGAGTCTTTCCATTAGTAAATGAGGCTTGGTTCTGAACATAAGCATTGTCTGCTGTCTCATAAAGGCCCGGATTTATAGATGTCGCAAATGATAGTTTGACACCATTAACAGATGTGGTAATCGCTGTAATTGCGTGTTCTTGACCCAACGGGTCAGCGTCACTGTAAATTAGTATTGTATCTCCAACAGAAAACCCAGTGTTTCTATAATCTCCACCTGTAACAAATACAGCATTTGCTTCTGCATTTGCAGACATTAATACTGCTTCGTTAGGCCCTATGCCTAGAAGTTCCGCAACTTTCTGAGGGGTAGTATATACTATCTCTTTAGGGTGAAGAGGGCGAGTTTCGGCTTCTCCGGGTGAAAATGTAACTGGCATACTTCACCCTCCTTATCAGTCCCATCAAGTACAACACCATTAAATCTACTGTCTATTCTTTTTTGCTGAGGTTGAAATCAACGGCTTTACCGCATGTTCTGCACTTGTCAACCCAACAGAAGTAAAGCATACCACAGTGCTTACATCTAGTACCTGAGCCTATATTCAATACATCTCCTGCTGCTTTGTTCCTATTACGCTGTTTGATACTATGTCCACCGAGTGGATTATCTTCATTAGTTCTAATAGAAGTGCCGTATGATTCGTTGAGGCGAATGCCTCTCTTTTGCATTCGCTCTATGTCTTTCAGACCAAGGTTACCAAAGGATTCCATGTGTGCTCATCACGCTTTGTAAATGATTACCAAATAAGCATTTCCCATTACATTAATCATTTCTATGCCGACAATTGTATCCTGTACAGCAGCGTCTGTAACAGCATCAAAGCCTGCGTCTAACAGGGTTTGTATTTCTGTTGCACCAGAGAATTTACCCGGAGGCAAAGGTCCTACTACTTTTGATTTCAAGTTTGTTAAATCTGGCATAAATAATCACTTCCTTCCTACTATCAAAAACTTACCCTTGTAAGGCCTTATCATCTTACCACCAGTTTTGAAGTCTGGATTTACCCCTAAGTCCGAATTATCTACCGCTTGCTTAAACATTACAGAAACTTTAGGACCACTAGGGTCCATTGACTTAGGAATTACTGCAATTGCTGCAGGGAAACCATCAGGTATAGTCTCACAAGTTGCTATACCTTCTCCGTCTCTGGTACCCACAGTTGATGGTTGGTTTCTAAAACGCTTTGCTCCCGAATCGTAACCTTGAAACTCAGTCATTAGTGCTTGGTCTTGAAATCTAGCAGATATTACTTCATTGACAAATGAACTTACATCTACTTGTATAGTATCAGTCCCGACACCCGGTGTGACGCCTTCATTAGCATTTATTTCACCTGTTATAAATACTAAATTACCTAGTCTAACTGGTCTTTCGAATGTAACTGGTGCAATTGCCATAATCATTTCCTCCCAATTAACATAAATTTAACTTTATGTTCTGTCTGCGTTGTTGAAAATTGTTTACTTGGATGGTCAATATCTCTATTAAATTGAATTATCGTATCTCCAATAAGTGATACCGTCTGTGGACTGTAGATAAAACTGGGGGTCAATGCATCTTCTCCACCCTCCTGTCTCAAAAGATTTATTCTTGGTAAATTAAGGTAAGAGGATGGACTACCAAAATTAGCATCAGTAGAATCCATAAACGGCCAAGCCAAAGCAAACTCCACACTTTGTTCATATAATATATCAAAGGAGTAAACTTTACTTACCAGTGAATTAAAATTATATTCACTAATACTTGGCCCAAGAGTACCAGTCACGATAACTAAGTTACCTATAGTACTAATCCGTGCATCTATTTCGGTTGACATCTAACCTTGCCTCCCAATAACTGTTAAGATTACGCTTTCACAGTTTTCGAAAAAGCCTTTTGGGACTATTCCAATTGCACTGTTTACATCTAATTGTATTCCTATTCCATCGGCAACATTGAATGTATTACCATTTACTACTGTAATTTGACCTACTACAGCAATATTGCGTTCCATAGTTGATGTATCTATGGCAATAGCATAATCACCAGTATTTGCAAGTTTTTGTAAATTTGCATTACCCGATGCTTCAATTGTTATGTTACTAGTAGAACCAACTGAATGTGCGCCAGTTATCCTTCCTATTGAATAGTCTGCAGTATCTCCGCCGCCCATTAAACTTTTCATAGATAGACCTACTGTAATCTTACAGTTCAAAATCATTGCATCTGCTTGAAGTGCGCCCGGCCCCCCTCCCTTATCTGGTGCTGCTTCATAATTACCTGCATTCTGTATTATCAAATTTCTAATTACAGGTGCAAGTTGATAATGATGGTCTAAACCGTCTGCACTATTACGCCCTTTGGACTTGAATGCTATATTTCTAACAACACTCCAGACAGAATCTGCTTGTGGATTTACTTCGGGATTAGTATCACGAAAACTTCCAGTGAAAGGGTATTGAATAGGTACTCCATCAACGGTATCACGACCTTTAAGCATAGCATTAGCATAAAACACACCATTAGTTGCAATTCCATAATCACTAAGGTCAATTACCCCCAGATTTCCACCGCCTATGGTTCCAAATTTTCTCGTTATAGTGCTATAAAAACCCTGTTTCGAGCGCTGTATTACAGTAGCATCAAACATGCTGTTATAAGGTAATATTGACTCTTTTGCTAACTTTAGAACTAGAATTTTTAATCCACCGCCTAAAGGTGTATCTTCTAAAACTTCTATTTTACTGGTGCTAAAATTAAAGTCTGGTATAGATGTTGTCACTTAAGTCACCGCCTAATCAACGGAGACCTATTGCTGTAAATCGACCATCTCTGCTTAAGTTAGTCCAACTAATACCAGTACCGTCAGCATCTATTGCCGCTGCGACAGCAGTTGCTGTCCCTTCTGCGGCCTGTACTTGTGCCATAAGTATCTGGGAAAAGAAAGAACTTAAGTCAACAGTGGTGTCTCCAGAAGCACATGTTCCTGTTACCATAAGTAAATCTCCAACCACATGTGGTCTAGGGTCTATCTCTATTGTCATAATTATTCAACTCCGTCTGTTTCGACGATAGGGTCCTCGACTATAGTATCTTCGACTACTTCTTCAACTACTGGCTCTTCAACTACTACAGGCTCCTCAACCACTGGTTCTTCAACCACTGGTTCTGGAGCAGGTGGGTTAAGGATAGTGTCTACTATTCCCAAGAGTTTATTCTTGGTATTGTATCCTACTATCTTACCACCGTTGTCTGTAATCCAAGCACTAATGTCCTTTTTAGTCCAACCTGAGTCTGGTATACCGTCATCGTTAAAGTCAACAGTTTCACCTTCATCGCCTTCAACTAAGAAGTACTTAGGGTTACTAACTCTATTGCGCCACTGGTTTAGCCATGCTTGACTGACTTGAGTAGGCTTTCGTCTTTCCCAAGCCGCTGCACAATCGGGTCGTCTACGGGTAGGCAACGGCCCTAGAAAGGTTACCGTAGGCAAAATTAATCACCTCAGTAGTAGAGCATCATTACTTGCAATACAGCAGTAGCGAGTCCACCAGTAGAGCCAGCGGTAATAGTTACTTCTTTCAAGCCGTCAGCGTCAGCGTCTGCAGCAATACTTGATGCTGCTAGAGTTAGGTCTGATGTACCTGCAGTTCCAGTAGTCTGAGTTCCAAATAGTGCATAAACACCATTTATGTCTCCGCCTTCAAGTACTGCAACTGCAGCGTTACCTGCTTGAGTCATTGATAGCAATGCCATCTTAGGTGCTGGGTCATACCCATTTGCTGCGTCTGCTTGCAATGGTGCGAAAGCGTTTAGGTTACCGGGGTAAGTTCCACCACGGGCCAAGTACTCAGTAGTGTCCATAGACCCTGCTCTTAGTTCCCATGCACCAATTACGGTGGTAGTTCCTGTTGTGTTTGCCTTAACTGTTAATTGTTTCATATCATTTCATCTCCTAATATTTTTTCTCCATTAAACCTCAAGCCAAGTCTCGGATTGAACCTTGTCCTCCAAAGAAAGTAGTCCAAACTTCACCCATTGTGCGGTAAAGTCCTTCTTGCCCTAGTCTGTTAATGGCGAATGGGTCTCCAGTTTCAATTCCAGACTCAAAGTATTGTGTTGGTTTTGCAGTACTGAAGTATAGGTAATCAGTATCAAACATATAGATACGAGAAATTGCATCTGCATTACACTCTTTGGTAGGAATAATTGGTACACCGTTGTATGTAGCAACGATAAATCCTGCTTCTACACCGGGTACACCCTTAACACCATTGTATGTTGGTACAATTCTCTTTTCTTCCATGAACCTTTGCTGGCTTTGTAGAAGTTGTTGAATTCTCATCAATGTATCATATCCTGTTAGCATAACCTTTGGATTTCCACCACGAGTCCAAATCTTTTGGAATAGGTCATCAAGGTGGTCAAGGCTTAGAGTACGGGTTACATTGTCTGCACCACTTGTGTTAACTTCTGCATGTGACCAAGCATTTGCACTTCTGTCAATACTGTAAAGGTCTGGAGCAGTCTCTGCACCATAGTTAGCAGCAGTTTCAGCAGCACCTGAGAAAGTCATAGTATTTGCAGCAGTACCTGAAGCAGTAATTCCACCAGCAGTAACTCGGTCAAGAGACTCGATGTCGTTACCTGCAGGAGTTGCACAGTCTTGCAATAGCATATCGTTGATGTGCTCTGCGTGGTGCTTACCCATTTCTTCTTTCAATACTGAGCGAATGTCACCTAGACCGTCATCCTTGTCGTTAAGGAAAATTGCTGTCTCAGACATATCGAATGAGTGAGCAACTGTCTTAGGCTTTGCTGCAACATGTAGGAAATCAGGCTTGGTTGTCTCTGGTAGAGTACCATTCTCTGCAATTCCGCCACCCTTTACTTTAGAAGGTTTAGCGGTTACAACTCTCCATCCACTTCGGTCCCAAGGTTTCTTAGGTAGAATAGAGAATGCGTTGAATTCTTGGTTGAGTTGTGACCAAACTTTTCGGCCATAAATTGCTTGGTATGTACCAGCAGTTGTGCTCAACAATGGTGCATCTGCTTTGAGTAACTCGCTACCTGAGTATGAGTTGCCCATGCTTGTTCCTGCACCATAATAATATCTTTCCATGTCGTTTACTGTTCTTAAATAACTTCTTGCCATCTTAATTCCTCCTTATTTAGTTCCACACACTTCCTGCTAGGGCGTGTACCTCATCCCAGTTCATGTTTCCGAGTTCCTGTGTTGATGGAATCTCGACGGTGGAGTTTGCTTTGCGGATTTCTCCGCCCGCTGCAGGTGCAGCCTTTGCAATGTTGTCAATTCTTTCACTCAAGTCAGCAAGTGCTTTCTCGATGTTAGTAAGTGGTGCACGAGCATCAAACTGTGCTGCTGCACGAGCCTCTGCTTCTGCATTCAATTCTTTGGAAAGTCTATCAGCGAAAACATTTTCTAAAGAGCCTTTGAATTGTTCTTCGATTGCAGCAGCCTTGTAAACTTCGTATGCTGCTTCAATGTCAGAAGAACTTACATCAGTTGGAGCCAAGTAGCCTTTTTCGACTGCTCCGCCGCCACCGGAAACTTTACCGACAGCGCCAGTTGATGGTGTTCCGTTTTCTGTTGCTCTTCCTTTGACTTGACCGCTGTGTTGTTCAGTTGGCCATTGCTCTGGAGTAGAACCAAGGTTTGCTTTTGCTACACTGTCGAAGTGAGCACGAGCGCCACCAATGTCAACACCTTGTCCTTTTAGGGTGTTTTCCATCCAATTTAGGTATTCGCTAGTAATAACATCAGAGTATCCGTCACTTTTCTTGGTGTCGTCTTCATCTTTGTCATCTTTTTCATCTTCTTCTTTGTACATTTTTTCTTCTTTCATGTCATCATCCTTCTTGTCGTCTTTCTTGTCAGCCATGTGTTCCTTGAGACCCGGAGGCATTTCGCCTTTTTCCATTGCATCAATTCTTCCATTTAGTCTATCTAGCACGCTTGATAATTCAGCCATTGTATCTGTTTCTGTCATACTTGTATCCTCCTTCAATATACGGAATGTCGCCTCCGGGTTAATACCTTTCTCGCAAATAGTAACCTCATGTAGTTCCAGTTTGGAAATTTCTGTATAATCTCCATGCTTATCATCAGACTTGTTCATTCTCTTGAACGCTTGTCCTCCAATGCTGAAACCTCTAAGGGCACCTTTGCGAATTTCGTTGGCTACTTCACGAGCCTTTTCGATGTCATCTCTTAGTTGAATGACAACAAACATACCAGCGTCATCAACGCCGGATTTCCAAACTCTACCATCAGAGTCTGTATATTGTGAAATTACCTCTCCTACTTGTATATTGGAGTGTGCTAGTTGCACATTTCGGTAACCGTCTGCTTTCATGAAGTCACCGAATGCATTTTTTAGAGCACCTCTAGTAATCAAATCTCCTTGCTTATCTACCATCTCAACCGATGCATAGCCAGCAATTACGAGGTCATTATCAGCCTTGACTATACTGATGCTTCCGCTGTGGTTAACAGGGGAAGTTCGTAGTGAAGCCATGGCTGCCATTGTTTCTATAGAGAATGTTCATACTATATAACTAAGTACGGAGAACAGCAGAATCGTTTGTAAGTTCTAACTTACCACCTTCTACAGGTATAACGATATGCTTAGAGGATTCCTCCTCTTCTGATTCTGGCTCTATAGGTGAATCTTCTCCGGGCCTCTTTTTATTATCGTAGTCCGGCATGGTCTTTTCATCGTGTAAGTTTGTTGGACCCATAGGTGATTCTATAGGAGTAGCGTATCCTATACCGAGTCCCATAGTACCAGTGCTAGATTGACCTACTGCACCTACTCCACTTTTGAGTAACTTTTCTACTAGTTGTAAGCCTTTGACTAACACTTTCTTTTTTTCTTCTTCCCACCAATCAGTGTCCTTTATTCTCTTTGGTTTAATTAGAGGTTTTATTGGACCTTCTTCATAATCATCTTCATTGACTTCTTCTTTAGCCGCTATTTCTAAACCTGCTTTCAACATAGTTCCAGCAACTGGACTCCAGAATCTTCTTTGGCTTTCTGATAGTCTGACCAGATAATTATTATCGGCAACTGGGCTGTGCACGGTCCATGAACTTCCTGATTCTGTAGCCTTGTAAACCACATCACCTTGTGGCATAGATATTCGTATACCATACGGAGTGCTACTGACTTCACATATCCATTGTGAAGATTCTGACTTC